GAAGATGAGACACCAAGAGTTGCCGGCCAGTTCTGAACTACGATTCCACCGCTGACACCCTGAAGACCTGACGTATAAACGTTGACAGAGCCCGTGATGCCGACCGCGACATCATTCCACACCCTGACACCCGAAGAGCTAGAGACGTTCTGTGCTGTCTGTGTTGTCGTGGGTGTTGTCGTTACTGAGCCCGAGACTGCTTGAACAGCAGGGAAGTTGTTGATCGAGAACTGTGGAGCAGTTCCGATGTTCACGGTTCCTGAAACACCGACAGAAGATTCGTTCCAGACCCTCAGACCTGAAGACGAAGAGACGTTCTGTGCCGTCTGTGTTGTCGTCGGGGTCGTTGTGACTGAGCCAGAGACGCCAACCGTTCCGGCGTTCCACACCTGAAGTGGGAACGATGCAGAGACGCCTAGGGTAGCGGGCCAGTTGCCGATGATCGCCGAAACAGTGCCACTGACGTTCTGGGTCAGGGGGAAGTTGTTGACACCCACGGTTCCAGAGACCATCTGAGGACCTGAAGTGTAAACATTGACCGATCCGGTAACGCCAACAGCGACATCGTTCCAGACCCTGACACCGGAAGATGAAGAAACATTCTGCGCAGTCTGAGTTGTTGTCGGGGTCGTTGTTACAGAACCAGACACACCAACGGTTCCAGCATTCCACACCTGCAGCGGGAATGAAGCGGAGACACCATGAACAAGTGGCCAGTTCTGTACGACGATACCGCCGCTGATTCCTTGTAGTCCTGAGGTATAGACATTTACAGAACCGGTCACTCCTGTGGCAGACTCATTCCAGATCCTGAGACCTGAAGACGAAGAAACGTTCTGTGCTGTTTGGGTGGTTGTCGGGGTCGTTGTCACCGAGCCGGAAACACCGACTGTTCCTGCGTTCCAAACCTGCAGTGGGAAGGACGCAGAAACACCCAGGGTTGCGGGCCAGTTTCCAACGATCGCCGAGATGGTACCAGAGACATTTTGAGTTGCTGGGAAATTGTTGACGCCGACCGTTCCCGAGACCATCTGAGGGCCTGAGGTGTAGACGTTGACTGAGCCAGTGACGCCAACTGCTACGTCGTTCCAGACACGAAGTCCTGAAGAGCTAGAGACGTTCTGTGCAGTCTGTGTTATCGTAGGGGTCGTTGTGACAGATCCGGACACGCCAACAGTTCCGGCGTTCCACACCTGAAGTGGGAACGATGCGGAGACACCTAGCGTTGCAGGCCAGTTTCCGACAATTGCAGAAACTGTTCCACTGACGTTCTGCGTGGCTGGGAAGTTATTGACACCAACAGTGCCGGAAACACCGACAGTCGCAAAGTTCCAGATCTTCAGGCCAGATGACGATGAGACGTTCTGCGCCGTTTCAGTAACAGCCGGCGTAACAGTGATCGAACCGGTTATTCCTACGGGCCCGTCATTCCAGACGCGGAGGCCTGAAGAAGATGAAACATTTTGTGCCGTTTGCGTGACACCTGGGACTGCTGTGATTGTTCCAGAGACTGCTTGAACTGCCGGGAAGTTGCTGATCTGAAACTGCGGTGCAGTTCCGATGTTGACAGTTCCTGAGACACCGACTGAGGATTCGTTCCAGACACGGAGTCCTGAAGAGCTCGATACGTTCTGAGCTGTCTGCGTGACTGATGCTGCCGCAGTAAACGTTCCGCTAACACCGATCGTTCCTGCTGACCAGATCTGTAGGGGAACAGATGCGGAGACACCCACGGGTGCATCATTCCAAACACGAAGACCTGAAGACGATGAGACGTTCTGAGCAGTCTGCGTCACCGCAGGTGTGGTGACAATTGATCCCGAGACGCCGATCGTACCAGCAGACCAGATCTGTAGTGGGAATGAAGCTGAGACGCCAAGAACTGCAGGCCAGTTCTGCACCACAATTCCTCCAGAAACATTCTGTGTTGCTGGGAAGTTGTTGACGCCGACTGTGCCAGAAACGCCAACGAGGCCGCCTTGCCACACGTTCAACGGAATAGAAGATGTGATGCTGACCGGTAAGGTCTCGAGAATGCCGTCGCGACGTATCTTCATTTGAACTCCGACCAGTTGATTGCGGCGGTTGCGGCTGCATTAGTTGTAATCTTTGACGCAGTCAGCGTGACTATATCGCCCGTCGTACCGCTAGCGTTGATTGACAACTTTCTTGCAACTGCAAGCGCTCCCAAGCCGGTAGAAACATTCAAAGCTGACGTTCCTGCGCCACCGACAATTGATGACCAAATACGAGTGCCACCGGTGATTGCTGAAGCGGCAAGATCAATTTCTGCAATTGAACTTGAAACATCGTTCAATGTCCACGCCGCGCCGGTGAGCGTTGGACGAAACCACAACTCGAGGATGATTTCTTGTGTTGCGGCTACAGCAATGTTCAAAAGTTCAATGAGGCCACGATTTTGAACTCCTTTGTATACAAGCGATGGCCTGAGTGAGATCAGCGGTATCTTTTGAGCGTTCACAGTGATTACGGGTGTTCCAGTATTTGCAGCGTATGTATCACCGAACGTTTGCTGGCCGCCTTCACTGGCAACGACGGAACAGATTGCAAGCATCGTGTTCGTGCCAGACGTCACGCCAGTATTTGTCAGTTCATATCGAACAGGCAGATTTGCAGTTCCCATGTATGGAACAGTCAAGATGTTTGCGTGTTGCATGATATGAATGTAAGTGATCACACCCGCGATTTCAAATCCCCACCGTACGATTCCAATCGAGAGCCACTGAAAGTCAACGATCATCAGTTGAACTTTTGTCGTATCAAGCGCTACTCCAGAAGGATTTAGCACTCCGCCAGAGCCGTCAAGTGTATCAATATTCCATGCAGATTGAGTCACACGATTATCAACAGGAGAACCAGACGTGTTGGTACGCCTGACGATCGCAACGTCGGTTCCTGTTATTTCGAAAAACAGACCGTTGTTGTCATCGTAGTAACCGAACCGACGTACCAAATTTGTCGTCTTTGCGCCCAACAAGCCTGTACCAATGAGCAGCTGCGCCTTGCCCGGTTGATACATGAAATAGTTGTGCGTCTGAAACTTTATCGAATCGCCTGAAGTGGTTCCCACAGAAAGCTGAACTGCACTGTTGTTCGGAACGTGTGCAATTGCTCCGCTTCCCGTAAAGATCGAGTCCCATGAATTGGGAGATGCATCATACTGATGGACAGCACTGTACAGCGTGTAAATGTCGCTGACACGCAATCTGCCGAAGACGTCTTGCGTTGCATGTGAAGGCGATGCATCCAGCGTCACACTTCCGATGAGGTTGCTACCGGCACCAAGAACAGGATTTCCACCTAGCGCTAGCGTTCCTGCCATGATCGTGAGATCACCATTCAGAATACAGGCACCGCCAGTCTGTGATACTGTAAGCGTAATCGACGTTCCCAGGTCAATCGCAAGGCTTTGAAAGTCAATTTGGAGTCGAAGGTTTGAATTCGTCTCCGAGAATAGCGTTTCTCCAGTCGAGAGGCTGATCGTGATCGTCCTGCTCTGCGTCGTTGAGAACCTCAGATCAAGTTGTTCAAGCAATGCGTCAGCAGTAAATGCATACGTTGAAGTATAAGAAGCTGCAGCAAGGTCGTAGTTCGTGATCGAGATCGGCGTGTTGACGCTAAACTGCTGCAGGTTAGAGACGACGATCGATGAACCGCTGACGAGGCTGACTTGCAGGCCCATAGAACCGGTGGTCGAAACAAAGACGCTGCCGGAAATATTTTGTGTAGCTGGGAAATTGTCGACACTGATCTGCGTCGGACTGTTTGTGACTCCGACGCTACCCGTGACATTGACAGACCCCGTGACTACGGTGACATCGGGTTGGACATTTTTGTCGTTAAAAAGAGGCATTAGCTGCTAAGTTCCGTGATGAACAGTGATCCTATTGCGGTGTCCCAAATTCCATCGATCCTGCCGGCGTATGGAAACGTAACTTCGTAGTATGCGCCGGCTCGGAGCTTCACGCTATAACTACCGGTCGAAGCGTTCGAGCCGAACTTCAAATAGACGCTACCGGAGGAATAATCATCATTTGTGAACAGCGTCGTCAACCTACCAGCTGTGGGAGTGAGAATGATCTGATTGGTCAGGCTAGCCGTGATCACTGTGACGTTTGATGTCATTACGGATGCGGGAGTCGTCGTAACAGGCAAGCTTCCGCTCGACGTTACGAACACTGCACCCGCAGTATCAGTTCTCAGAACTCGATCAACACCACCATTGTCAGAACCGGCGACGACGAATGGACCAGATCCAGTGACGACCATGGTCGATGGAAAGTTGATCGTTCCAGTCAATGTTATGCCAGTGACAGCAACCGATCCGGTGACCGTCTGCACGGCTGGAAAATTATTGACAGAAACTGAGTCTATGGGGGCGTACGCTGTCATCTATCGTCCGTCAGTAAAAGGTACTTCCTCACGCAGAAGCCGGCATGAAAAACGACAAATCTCAACGTCTTGCACCTTGACGTAGCAGCGTTTTTAACGAACCGAGTTTTATTCTGATCGTCTTGCCTTCAGGATAGATGGGACCATTCATGGTAGTGTCATCTTCCTCATCAATGATGAGCTCATCATCAGCGTCCGAAGCGCCAGCGACCATCATCATGCCGCCTCTGGCGGCTGTTGCTTGTCCGCCCGGACCTAGGCCTTCAGAAGCCAGTGTCCGACCACCGCGAGTTTTTCGTGCAGTCATGTGGTGCCCTCGAGTTCAGACCATAACTAGGCCGACCCGTCAGACACCGTCTTACCTTCTGTTACCTGCGGACGCCGGTAGCGTCTAAAAGATCTTCTCTAGAGATAACCTTCGGAACAACGTTCTTACGAGGCAATTCATCACTTGCATCTTCTGGGAGCTTTTGAGATACGTCGTGAAGTTTCTCGACTGCTTCCTTGAAATATTTCGTGATGTTCATTGTAGTGCCGCGGCGCATGCTGAGGTACAATTTTACGACGCTCTTCAGTTCATCTGGCATTGAATCTAGATGCACGTAACGTTGCAGGTCATATGTGACGTCGGGTGTAGAAATCGGAACCATGCACGTTGGAACGTGCATGGTTCCGTCATCTGACATGATGCTTTCGTTCACAGGAACTTCTCCCGTTGGAACTGCGAATCTGATCTCTTCTGGCATCGAATCCGTATCAGCATGCTTCTTGACATGCATGATTGGGTGAAGCGCTTCGATATGATGCTCGACAAGTGGTTTCGTGTCGTCCAGAATGCCAGTCAGATCGATCGGTTCAACCTCCCACTCGGGATGTGCATCCTTTGTTCGAAGCACTCTGCGTGCTGCAACGCTTGGTTGTTCATCTGTCACATTGATGAATGCTACAGCCTTATCACGTTGCCTCTGCAGTGAATCACTCAGCATGCTTTCTGCATTGTCCTTGAGCTTGACACCGATCATCTGCTTTTCGATGATTGACGCAGTGACCTTCTTTGAGATCTCAAGGTCCTTCTTTACGTCTTCATGAAGTTGCGCCTGCGCCAATGTCTGACGCTTCTTTTCTGCGCGGCCTACAGGGAGTGCATCCTGAGGACCTTCGCCTCTGTCGTCATGACTAGTTGCGTCATCAATCAGGTGCTTAGCAATCTTGATTCCGGGTTCAACTTCAATGAACTCTAGAGGTGTTTTACGAACGAATAGACCCTTCTTTTCAAAGTGCGGAACGTTGAACCCTTCAATCGGCAACTCGATTCCAGCGGGCAACTCGGTGCTCACCGTGGTTCCTTCTTTGTTCCAGGGTTTGAAACCTCGACCAATGAGTAGCGCGGCCATTCTGTTATGAAACGGAACGGCTTTTTCATCAAGAAGTTGATCATTGATGTCACCGAGCTTTGAGATGTCAATGCCTTGTTCTTCAAGAACCTCTGCAATGATAAGCGCAGCTTGCACTAGCAAACCAGAACTAACAGGAATGTTCAGAGCCTTCAAAGACCTTCCCGCAAGAGCCATCGTCGCTTCGTCAAGTTTCTTTGTTTCTTTGTTTCTTCTAATCATGACGTTCCTCGTAATGCGATGGGATCATGGGCCAGACAGCCCTGAGCCACTTAAGGGCCCCATCACCTGTTGGATGCACACCGTCTGCCAGCGGGATGCCGGCGGTTTCGGTGTCAAAGTATGAACATGTTGGTTGAACAGACGCACGTAAGGCGTTGTTGATGGGCCACTTACGACCCTTGACTGCTACATTTCCAACCCAAACACAGTCAATTCCTTCAGCCTTGACGATGTCTAAAATGGGTTTGACGTCTGGATTTGCCTTTGCGTCCCAGTAATGGTTTGTACCAAGGAAGACAAGCACTGCATCAGGCTTTGGATGCCTCGACAGTGCCTCTCGAAAATTTCCTTGTGCTGCCCAATATGGGACAGTTGTAGATACCTTGCAATCTACATAGACCGAATCGTGGGCATCCTGGACATGGCGAGTGTAGTTCGAAACTGCACATGCTTCTGAGTCACCAACAATGAGCACGTTCCGATGCTTGCGAACGAGTCCCTTGAAAGGAACTGTCGCATCATCAACAGAAGCATCACGTGTTTCAAGTGGCGCAGCAGAAACAGGCGTACAACACGCTAACGCAAGCGCAAAGAAACTATGATGTGGTCGAATCACTTGACTCCTCTGTCTGTTCCTTATCATGGCGCCGACGTTTCTTGTTCAAGAGACGGGTCCAGATCTTTCTGTTACGACGGAGGATCTTTTCTGTGCTGCCAAACCCGTGGCGCCCAGAGACACAGTCACGTGCACCTGCAAAATCAGGACACATGCTGACGACACGTCCACGTTTTCCTTGTTTTTCGGTATCTGCCACGATCGCTCCTGAACTTAAATAGCCTGTCGCATGAGCAGAATGGGTTCGCCGGGCACGGGTTGTGCTTTTTTCCATTCAGGATGGCTTTCAAGCCACTCATCCACAGCTGGCTTCACACCGTGTTTGGTTGTGTCAACCTTCGGCGTTGCACATTTAACGTCCTCATAGCCTTCACGTTCAGCATAGAACATATCACGGTCTGACCAGCGACCTTCATAGTCGTCAATGATGACAAGGCTATGAGGAAACGTGATCGCCTCGAGGTGTTTGAGCTCTTCCGCGACAGTGTAGTAGTTGTGGTCACCGTCAATCAAGACAACGTCAAACTTCATTCGTTGGTCGACCATCTGCGGGATGACAGTCAGGCTGTTCGCCTCAATACAGAACGCCTGTTGCGCTTTTGTGAGATCTAGATTTTGAAGTACGATCTTGACCTGATCCTGCACAAGGATATCAACACCAATGGCAACAAACTTTTCACGTACACGTGCCAAGAAAGCTACAAGTGGAACGAACATTACGCCTCGATCAACACCTACCTCAAGTAGGGTGACCGGGCGTTCTGGTGGGAGCTGTTGCAAAAACTGTTTGACAAGTGGAATGTAGCCATGTGATGCTATTTGACTATCCCGCCTTTACCATGGTTATGTGCATTGTAGAATTCCTCATGTACGTAATCTATAGACATATTAATCTGACTAGCGGCAAATGTTACATAGGAAAGACGAAATGGAGCATTGAAAGTAGATGGGCAGCTCACGTTGCAAATGCGCTTAAGGGAAGCATGCTTTACTTTGCTCGAGCAATTCGCAAATACCCGCTCGAATCATGGACACATGAAGTCATTGAATCGGTCGAAACGAATGATGAAGCAAACTTGAGTGAATCAAAGTGGATTTCACACTTCAAAAGCAATCATTCGGAACACGGTTACAACATGACAAAGGGAGGCGACGGAGGTATGACTTGTACGTCCGAGCAAATGAGCAAGAAAATGAAAGGTAAACACAAGTCAAAAGAATTCGGACAAAAAATGCGTGATGCGATGATAAGTTATTGGGCATCGTCAACACCAATTACTGATGCACGTAAACAAGTGTTTATCGAACGCAATCAATCAGACGAAGCTAGACAAAAATCAAGAGAAGCCCAAAAACGTCGTTGGATTAAATGGCACGCAGAAAACCCTAGTGAACCTAGACAATTGTTGACCAAGGAAGAGCGCGGTAAACGTATTTCAGAACGAATGACCGGTAAAAAACGTGGGCCATACAAAAATCGAAACGTCGAATAAACGACGTTCAATGTTTCTTTTCAATGCGACGTGTAAGAGCGTCAATGACGCGTTGAACAACAAACGGATTCAATTTGTCGCCGTTAATAGACGGAACGTTGTCAAGTTTTGCTATTGAGGCACCTGTTAATTGAATCGGATCTTCTGAAGAGATGGCGATCGTTCCATCAGGCTGAACAGTGATTCTGCTTCTGTCATTTGAGATGACAAGAGAACCGTTTGCCTCCCAGTCAATTGTGACCTTTGAACCGCTCATGAAACCCTCTTTAGATAGTGAAACGTGAAATCTTCTGGTGAAATATAAACTTTGTCACACGTTGGTTGCTCAGCGCCGTCATCAACTGCCTCAGACGTAAGGTAACCGATGCTTCGATATCGACCGGTCTCTACACGCTTAACAACCTTATGTGGTTTTCCGCCTCCATGAAAACCTGTAACAATTTGCTCAATGAATTCATCTTCTACACGTTTGATAACCGTGACCACAACTTGTCGGCGTTTCATCGGCCGGCCGCCAGCATTTGGACTGCCATCTCGATACGGCGCCGTAGTTCTTCAGGAAGTGCAGACAACAAAACATATGCTTCAGCTCTGATCTGGCCTCCTTGTGGAACGCCCTCGCTGATGGAATTGTTGTTGGGAACGCCAACACGTAGCACGATCGGAGGAGCTCCTGCCTTGTCAGCAAAGATAGGCTGGAAGAGGTCAACTTTTTGTGGGTTCATTCTTGTTCTCGGGCGGCTTCTCAGCCATCAATTTTGCGTATTCAAGCTGAAGAGGTTTCGGATCACCGTTTGCTGCGGCGGTCGCCATGACGCGCTCCAGAAACTCAGCATAACGTTGTTCCCAGTCAGACATCGTTCAATCCTTGAGGATCTGCTTACCTTCGTTCAAAGCCTTATTGCTCGTCGCCAGCTTCTGTTGGAGCTGACGTAGATCTTCCTTGAGAGGAGTTGAATCCTGACCAATTGCATCTGCTGTTTTGATTGCTTGTTCGACGAGACTGATCTGCTCGACTAGACGTTCTGTTGCTGCTGACATGCTGTTATCCTACATCCTTCTTGTCACATTGACAAGTCTTGTTAGTAAGTAGGCCCTGACGCGTAAGGGTGTCCAACTGATTCTGAATTGCATTCAACTGGCGATGAATCATGTTAGAATCACGATTCTGTATGCTCTGAATGATGAAGACCATCAAAAACGTGACGATTGACGTGATCGTGTTGATGATCAGTTGCCACGTGTCAGAGAAACCTAATGCCGGGCCCGCTAGTGACCACAACATAACAATGATAACTGACACGACAAACCCTGACGGGCTTCCCACGGCATGAGAAGTTCGCCAGGCAATCCTACGAAACGCATCATCTGGAATGTACTTGCCCAAGGCTATATCCTATTCAGCGGGCGTGACCCAGCTCTTTTTAATGTATCCATCGACAACGTCAACGTTAACGGCATCATCACTTCCCGCAGGACGAGGTACGCCATCAAACTTATTGATTCGCAAATGAAGACCAGCAGATTTCACTAGCATATATGCATGCGCTAGCATCATCCCGATCACTTCTTGAGAAATTCTAACAGCTAACGCACGCCCATCAAGTTGTCGACCTTTCGCCGACCTGTAATTTTTGTCAATCATAGCACGTGTGGAGATGCCGGGAATCGAACCCGGGTCCAAAATGCTTCGTTCCATTGCATCTACAAGCTTGTCTCTTCTGTCTGATTGTCCTTGAGCGGGACTAGGGGGCGTGCTTTACGTCTTGTCCCTCAAAGACGTTTCCGTTTTTACACCCGGCGGTGTTTTGCCGACGTGGTCGGCCCTTCTCGGTATGCTGTTTCTAGGTCACCGAGAACCCATTCCTCTCAGGCCGCTAGGGCGAGAGGAGCGATGTCATTGTCATTGGCATCTAATGTTCACTTGAGATTTTACGTGGACTCTCGTGCACCACGGCTTGCAACAACAGCTCTCTTCACTCTGTCGAAACCTGTCATCCCCATAGAGGGGTGTGTAGCAGCTAGAATTTCAAAGAGCGGTTGCAGTTGCAACTAGTCTATATCTACCACACACGAAGGCAGACTTCACTTCTTGTTTCCATTCCATTTTCCCTTTTGTTGACTTCCTCGTTGATAAGAGGCGACTTTGGACCGAGGGTACTCCTTGTAGTCGGGATCGTCAACAACAGAGAAAAAGTCAGACTCAACTTCGTTTTTCAGTCTTTCGTTCTGAACTTTGAGCTTCTCGATCTTTGCTTGTTCACTAGCAACCCATGCATCAAAAGCACCGGCTTCAACTTCGTTCAAGGGCACAGTACCAGGACTGTGATTTCCTGACAGCGAATTGATGATGCATGCCTTCACACGACCGTAGACTTGTTTGAGTTGAACATGTTCAGCTGTTTCAGGATAACACCGATCACCAGCATTATTCCCGTCAAACCGTTCAAACAGCAGGTTATGGAGCGCTAGAAGCTCCTTTGCATTGAGGTTGAGTTTCATCCTCCGACCGCCACTAGCTTCTTGACTGGAAGAGTTCGAGTCCATGACTTCGAAAAGCGAGGGACCTCGAACACAGTCCAATTTCCATCGACATCACGAACGTGGAGCGACTTCGCGAAGCGCTTCAGGTGGGTCACACCCTCGAGAGCGTCATCTTCCATCAAAAGGTCGACAGAGTCTAGATCGCCAAGGTCCTCAAACTCGATTGTGAACTTGACGCTGCTGCCAAGTGAAGCCTTCACAGGCTCGAGCATGTGCAGCTCAAGCGGCTTGACAGTATCATCGGCCTGAAGATCTTCCTCTTCGTCTTCTTCGTCTTCTTCGTCTTCTTCCTCATCATCCTCGTAGTCGTCATCTTCTTCGTCCGGCTCATCAACTCCATCCTCGTCTTCGCATTCTTCTGGTGAGACGGCGTCATCATCGCCATACACGAGAAAGTCTTCAAGGTCGTCTTGAAGATCTGTGACGAGTTGTTCAGCCTCAGTCTGAGGATCACCCGATGAACCATATGAATTGTACGCACCCTTGTGAAGTGTGAGTACCTTGACCAACGTGAGTGCCTGTTGCTTATTCAATTTCATGATTTGTTCTCTCCTAAATACGAGAAAGGCTAGCCGCCCTTCGGTAGCTAGCCCCATCGTACTCTGTCCTCGATCAGAAGATCAGGTGTAGAGTGCGCTGTCCTTGCCTGTGGACTCATAGTGACGCTTCAGCGCGCGGAAGAGCGTAAGCGCTTCCGAGCCCGTGAGCTCAATCGAGGGACCGTAGCCGAACTGTCCGGCGCGGCCGTACGAGTCAATGAAGACTCGGGTGCTGTTGTTGCGAGCGTCCGTGGACACTGCAACGTCAAACGCACCGCTGTCGCGCCGAGCGGTCTCGGTGCGAACGCGACCGTTGCGGTCGGTACGGGTGCGGATGATGGCGTTCTTGTTCGTGGGGGTAACGTTCTTACGTGACTTAGACATGATCTGTTTTCTCCTGGTGTGGGTCGATGGCTTCTGTATTGCCGTCGTGTTAGACCTTACCATCTGTGTCTGTAGTGTACACAGATCGTCACATCGTCGTAAACTTGAACGTATCAATCGCATGAGAGCCCGTTGTTGTCAGAACGAAGCGATCTGGCATGCGGTGGTCGGCTTCTTTGAATCTGATAAACTTTCGTGCTTGAAGTGCTTTCACTGCTGCACGCTCTTTGGGACTGAAGTTCTCAGAAGGGAGCATATGATAATCGCCTTGTTCGATTTTGTGCAGCACGGCTAGCAATTTGTCGTCTAACAACACTTCAAGCAACACACGAAGTTCACACAGTCTGATCTTCATCTAACGTCTCCGTGTCATAACTATGGCTCAAACTGGGCCATAAGCAACTGCATCAAGGCCTCAGAGTTTTTTCTGAGGGCAACGTGAGGGCCGCAATTTGGACCCTAGAACGGCAAAAGGGCCCACTTTTCAGTGGACCCCTCTGCGTGAACTGCTAACTAATCAGGTGATCAGGTAGTGATGCCCGACAGTGTCATAGATCCTGAACCGTACATGACCATCCAACGAACCGAGTTGGACTTGAGGCCGACGGTTCCTCCTCGGACAGTCAAGCGCGTACCGTTCAAGGAGTTCATGATGTTACCAAAAGAACCCGTAGAAACTGGGAGTGCCATCGACATCGAACCAGAGACTAGATAGTCAAAGCCCGAGTTGGTGTTGCAGATCATGATCTCGCCGCCCGGGAAAGATGCCGCTGAAGGCAACGATCCGGTGAATCCAGATGCGCCGGCCTGGCCGGGAGCATTGAGGCTTCCCGTAACAGGAACAAGGAAGAATCCTGGTCCCGGGATAGGAACGAGGCTTCCGACCGCGAAGCCTGTGTGACCAGATTCACCAGCAGAACCTGAAGAACCTGATCCGAGCAACGTGCTCGCGATACCAGTGATTGCAGTCGCGCGAAGATCTCCAACGATGACCAGGTCATCCGTTCCGTCGTCTACAAGACCTTGTGCATTTAGTGTTGCCATGATATGTGAATCTCCTGAAGAAAGCTGTTCAGATGTAAGTATCCGGTTCGTTGCTGTCGATTATGAACTTTCGCTGCTTGCTTAAACGGCGAAAGGCCCAGATTGCTCTGGACCTCTCAGCCTTACTTTTGCCCCGTTAGGAGACGAACATCAGATGATGTTCATGTCAAGTACCGTGACGGTGCCGTAGAAGTCCGAGCGGACCATCTTCTTACCGTACCGGGTCATGACGCCCTTACGTGGGGTGAAGTCCTCAGGCGCGAAGATCGTTGGGGTGACGATCAGCGGGACATAAGGGCTGTACACGTAGCCGGTCTCGAGGTAGCTTCCGCCCTTGTAGCCGACTAGGATGCGGTTACGTGGGAAGTACGGGTCCTTGTAGACCGTGAAGCGGTTGCTCAGAGTACCGATGGCCTCTGCACCGATCGTGAAGGGAGAACCAACCTGGCCCTCGCCGTCGATCGAGTACTTCGGCTTGTAGAGGATCGAGGACTCGAAGATCGTGGCGACGTCAGGTGACGTGACCAGGAAGTTCGCAGAGCCGCGAAGCGTCTTGCGGTGGATCGTGTTGGCACAATCGATGATCGTTTCCGTCAACGTTTCGTACCACTCGCGGACCGTACCAGTGAACTGGGGGCCGATGCTGAGCGAGGTTGCAAGCGTTACCGCTGCACCCGTCAGCTTGTTGACGAACTTGCCAGGAGCACGGCTCCAGTACATGTTCGCGCCGTTCGCCTCAGTGACCAGGTCGCTGAGAATCTCGCGGTCGATTTCGAGAGCAATCTGCTCCGAAAGGATGCTCGTCAGTTCAACTTCCGCGTCCATCGAGTGATAGGCGTTGAGGTCCTGTGCGAGTTCCGGAGACCAGCGAGCCCTGAGCTTGCGGGTCGTTGCCGTGATTGCGATCGACTCGATCTTGATGTCAATCTCTGGGATTGCCGGCGAAGGAGTCGACGCGAAGTCAGACTCGAAAGACGGAATCGTCAGGGTTGCACCGGTGCTGTCACCAGCGACCAGGCCGTCAGCGACGGCAAGTGAGAGGACAACACCTGGCGTACCGGCGTTGGAGAAGTAGAAGGACGTACCGGAGCCACCTGGGAGGTAGGCAGTTCCCATTGAAGGAACCTTGAGGACCGTCTGGATGTGCGTTCCGTTGAGCGGAGCAGCCGTGAAGCCGGTGTATGCGCCGGCAGAGCCGAGCAAGTTACCGCGCTTGTTGAGGCGGCGAAGGTTGAGGAGGCCCGTACCTGACTGGAATGCCTGACCCCACGTCAGGGTCGCAGGTGCCAGGGCCGCAGCCGTGGTGTTCGAACCAGAGATGTGGAACACTGCAACCTGCTCGACTGCCAACAGGTCAGATGCAGCAAGTGCGGTCTGAATGTCGGAAACTGCAAGGTACATGAAGATCGCGTTCGCAGTGTTGTTCTGGAATGCAACGTCAAGGTCTGGGTCGTAGTTCAACAGGGTTGCGTTCGTGCCGGACATTGCCGAAACAACGCCGCCAGGAAGGAATGCGTTCGCTGCGCCGTTCCATGCTCCGATGGTTCCGTTGGTTCCCGTGATGAGAGACGTTGAGGCGAACTCAACCTTCTGCTGCACCTTGGAGTAACCGACGTTCACCAGGTCGTACATACCACCGGTTGCTAGCGATCCAGACTGGATGCCCTTGCCGGTTGGGTTGTTGTAGATGGACTGACCGCGGGTGTAGGTCGACTCAGTTGCCGAGTTTGACAGACCGAGGCCGGCGTTGCCGCCGACGTTCGAACCGTAGGTGTAGTCGAGATAGAAGATGAGGCCTGAAGGCAGGCTCATCGGCTGAATCGAAACTAGCTCGTTCGCAACCAGTCCGCCGAAGACTCGACGAACGATCGGGAAGGCGATGTTCGAGAAGCCCTGGATCTGACCGCTTGAGGTACCGCTTGAACCACCGGTCGACAGGGAGTTAGACTCCTTGAGGACCTGAGCTGCCTGGTTTTCCAGGAGCTGTGCCATGGTCTCACGCTTGTAACCATCAAGGCCACGAAGCAAGCCGGTGCGGCTCCACTTCTCGACAAGCCGAGCGCGTTCTGCGCCAACGTGTCTTTCTTTGATGCCTGAAGCAAGCTGCTCCATTGTGAAGAATTTCATGATGTATCCTTTTCTGTTCTCTAAGTAGTTGGTTCGAAGTCTGTTATCACATCATCACTTGACGATGCCAGCGAGCTTAGCCCACCGCTCTGCCTCGTAGCCCTCGTTGAGGGACTGCGTTGAGGAAGGACGGGTTGCTCGTGAACCAGAACCGAGGACCTTGCGATCTGCGCTCTCGTTCACTGTCTTCGAAGATCCCGCCAAAGTGTTGGCAAGGCTCTCGTAGACCAGCTTTGCTTCCCTAGACGTCTTTGCGGTATCCAACTGCTGGATGACTTGGGCCTTCTGGCGTGAGGTCAACTGCTCGTTCTGGAGTAGCTTGTTCGTGTAGAGTAGCTTCGCGTTGAACAGATTCGTTTCTGCCAACTTCTTGCGGAGGGATGCATTCTCGACCGTGTTCTCCGCCGGTCGTGCAGTCCTGCTATTTGAGCGGGACTCTTGAAGCTTTCTCGTTGCAACTGCAACGATCTGCGACGCTTTCTTGCTGCGGCTGACCGACTCATTGAATCGCTTAGCAACGACAGCATACTCTTTCTTGCACTCGTTGAAACGGCGTGCGTTCCTACGAGACTTTGCCACTGCAGCTTCCTTCTTCAAGGAACGTGCTCGTGACTTGGCGCGCTCTTGCAGCTTCTTCTCGAAGGCAATACGCTTCTTTGCTTCTGCAACCTGAACTGCGGCTGGGGGCATGTCTGCCTCTTCCATGTCGTCAGACTCTTCAAGGTCATCAGACTCGTCAAGGTCATCCTGCTCTTCGAGGTCTTCGCCGTCAGCTTCGCCGAGGGGAAGTGCGCCAGGGGCCGTTGACTTGTCAACGATCTCTGCATCAAGGGCTTCGCCGTCGTCCTTGCCACCGCCAAAGGAGTCAAAGTGATCCGGGCCGTTACCCCACGACTGTGGGTCGGTCTCCTCACGAAGATTCCGCATGCGGGAGATCTCACGGCGGAGCATATTTTCATCGATCTCGACGATCGTGTCGTCACTCAGCCTACGATTCTCCATCTGCGTATCTCCTTCATCAGAATCTGATTGATCACCCATACCCAAGTCGCCTAGGTCGACATCATCGCC